CCTTCTGAGCAATAGGTCTACTTGCATCTCCTGTATTCATTTGCAATCCTTTAGCCTTACAGCCAAAACATTCACAATTTTCTTTACAAGATTCTTTAATTCCAAAAGATTTAGTTATATCATATAAAGGCTCTGTTGATGTTGTATCACATTTAGTACATCCCCATATAAGAACTACTGAATGCATCTGTCCATTTATTAAATTATATCCATCTTTAACAACTTTGCTGATATGGTCGCAGTCCATTTTGTCCCTACTCTACTGTAAAGTTTGCCTCTGTTACGCCAATTCCACCAGCAATTAATGCTGCTTTCGTTGCCTCTGATACAGATGATTCATGTCCACCTAGCCAGTATTCATCTACATCATCTAGTTGGTCTTGTGAGAAGTAACGACCAAGTCCAAATGTAGAACCAGTTCTAGTAACTGTAATACCTTGTCTTAATTTGAAAAAGTAGAACAGACGGTGTTGTCCCGTAGGACCTTCCTCCACGTATGGAGTTCTGAATATATAAGTTGCCATTGTTCTCCTTAATGAACTTACCGTAAAGCAGGGGCCGAAACCCCTGCCCTACTGTCAATCAACTAAGCGATTGATGAACCTGATTCGATGCGGAATAGTGCTTCTTCACGGAAACGTGCGAAACCTAGTACGCCGTACCATCCGATTGGACGGAAACGGTTCAACTTATCGGTAACTGGACCGATAACTGTGTGTGGCTCTTCTGCCACAGCCTCAGCAAGTGCTTGCTGTCCGCAGATGATTGTGCGATAGTTCTTTGCAGAAGATGCACCATCAGTTGCCACGTATAGACGTGGTGATTCTACGAAATAAGCGCCCTTGTAGCGGCCAATTTCTCCAGCCCAGATACGGTCTTGTGAGATACCGTATGCGTTTGGAACAACCCATCCTGCATTTGATGTTTCAAGCATTAGGTCGTGTGCAACATCTGGGTGAATGCCAGCCCAGTATTCTGAGCCGCGCTTTCCTGATGCCTTGTTACCGCGCAACTTAGCAACTGCACGGCCAATGTTGGCTGTTGACAATGTTGCTGCTGCTGTAACTGTAGCAGTTGATGTTGCTGTTGAACCTGAGTAGATTACGTTTGTTCCGCCGCGTAGTGCTGTCATAGCAAGTGCGTCGATTGAATCTGCTTGGTTGCGAGCCATCAATGTTACGATGTCTGGGTCTACTGCGTTCAATGAGAATAACTTAAGAGCGCGAGTATTAGTTGTAGCGTTACCGAACTCCTGCATTGTGATAGTCACAGATGTAGGTGTTCCGATTGTTACGCCGTCGATGTCTGTAGACTCTGTTAGCGCTGTTGTAGCGTTAGATAGGTCTGCATACTTCTGTAGGATTACAACGTTACCGTTGTTTGTAGGTGAGACTGGACGCTTGTCTGCGACTGTACGAATTAGGGGTTCGTCACGAAGAGCAAATTCGATAAACTTATCGTATGCCTTCTGTACTAGACCTGCGCTACTAGCAACTCCACCTAAGGATGCAGACGATGTGTCTGTAAAGTTTGTAGCCAAGTTATTACCTCCAAGGTAATGTAGAAACTATGATTTATTGTGAGTAGAGAATACGTTGGAGTTCTTCCGCGCTTTGTGCTTGGTCGATTCTCATTTCCATATCTTCTGCTCGGTCAGGTGTTAAAGCACCTGCAGTAAGGTTATCCTGCTTGCGAATTGCAGCACGATTTTCTTCACTGTTTGCAGGTGATGCTTCGGTTGGACTATAACCAAAGAGGTCGCCGTTTTCTTCAAGCCAGGTATTAACTGACTCTTCGTTAACGTCTTCCAAATCTTTGAGGATTAGTCTTGCAGCCTTAGCGTTGACACCTTGTTTTTCTAGGACTTCTTTGACGGTTCGCTCTTTGTCAATCTTGGTGAAAGAACCAAGTTTTTCTTCGAGTTCTTTGATACGCTTTTCGTCGGCACGAATCTTCTTTCTTAACTTCTTTTGCAAGTCGTTTTCAGTTTCGTTGCCTGTGATAACGTCATCGTTATCGTCTTCTTCATCCCAGTAGTTGTTGCTCATAGCAACCACCCTTCTATTCGTTGTAGTTCGCAAGCCACAGATTCTGTTCGGGGAAACAGATTGGCTCTTGCTATCGGTCTAATACGCTGACGGGGCCGATGGGTCCGTTCAGGATTCTAGTATTGGCCGCTGCCAGTAGAAAGTGTAGTCTTTGTAAGACCAGAACTTCCACCGAACTCAGCGACTTCACGAGCAGTCAATTTTTGACGTACTCGCTGTGCAGATGCTAAATTATTAAATACTTCTTGCTCTGCTTGAGACTGTCCATAACCTTCAAGAGTTGAGCCATAAATGTCGCTTAACTTCTCTGCGGTTGGAAGAATATCTGCTATAGTTGAATAACCCTTTTGGGCTTCTTCTTGTGTAACGCCTTGTGCGACAAGTGCATCGGCAGATGCTCTGTATGCTGCAAGTTCTCCTGCTGACATGTTTTGATTCAGTCCCTGGAAACGTGCTGCTGCACCGATTTCTGCTCCAGAAACTTTCTTCTGGATAACATCAATGTTCTGTGCTGGGTCTAAGATATACCCAACTAAATCTGTTGCTGTGATACCATAGTAATCACGAAGTGTTTTTGCAATTGATGGGTCAGCGTTTTGGATGCGTGTTACCGCAGTAGTAATTCTTTTGTTAATTTCTGTTGCAGATGTATCATTTTCAATAAACTTTGATACATAATCATCGGTAGCAAATTGAGTTAGCCCGTATGAATTCAAAACCTGACGATACCCATCTTCAACATTCAAGTAATCTGCTGGTGAAAGAACTTGTAGGTTATTCTTTAATCTAGCAGCATTGGCCTTAAAGCGTTCTTGATACTCAGGTGTCTCTGCCAATTGTAGTGTAATCGTTGCTTCATTTGCACCATCAATAGCAAGTGCTTTAATCTTCTCAGCAAGTGTTCCAAGATTGTATTGCTTAAATCGTGCTGTCATAACAGCAATAGTAGATTGGCGAGCCTGTTCCTTTTCAAGAGCAGCCTGTGCTTTAGCGTAATCTGCTGCTGATGTATCTGCTGCGTTTACAGTTGCAAGTTGGACGTTACCTGCAGTATTAATATTAGTGCTGCCAACTGTTGTGGTTCCAGATGCTGGATAGGAAAAGTTGTTGCTATTTCCTCTTGCTGCATCTGCGGCAGCCTGTGCTGCTCTTGCCGCTGCTGCATCTGCTGCTCTTTGTGCAGCCGCTGCTGCTTCTCTTTCTGCATCAGTCTTTGCTTTTCTTGCTGCTTCGTCTGCCGCTGCTTTATCTGCTGCAGCCTTTGCTGCTGCATCTGCTGCGGCCTTAGCCGCTGCATCAGCCGCTGCTTTAGCAGCCGCATCTTGTGCCGCTTTAGCGGCTGCAGCGTCCGCTGCCGCTTTTGCGGCCGCATCTCTTGCTGCTGCTTCTGCTGCTAGGCGTGCTGCATTTTGAGCATCGTTTAGTGCTCCGCCAGAAGACGAAGATGAAGATGTGGTAGGTGGGGCAATGTTAATTTTAGTGTTGCTAAAGATTACGCTTCCACCGTTATACTTAGGGTCAGCCATAATTGCTGGATTCAAGTCTCTAATTTCTTTAAGAGTCAATCCAGCATCTTTAGCAATTTGCCAGAGTGTATCGCCTTTTTCTACACGTACGGCGGTATCTGGATTCTTTGGGTCTGCGACTGCCATTAAATCATACCCCAATCTTGCATTACTTTAAGTGAAAGTGAATCAATAGTATTACGTGCGTTGTTTGTATATTGCCATTCTGGGGAACTACGAAGTTCTTTTTCAAATTGCCATAATGGTTTAGTTGATGGCTTGCCATCTGTCCCTACATATTGAAGGGCAGCACGTAGGCGTGGGTCGTCATATGTAATTGAATCGGCATCGCGCTCTAGGATATTAGCCATTGCTCCCTTGTATGCAGACGCAATAGAATCTACAGTAATACCGTTGTTGATTTGGTCTGTGTAACCTGGGAAAGCGCTCGCAGCCTTATCTCTAATCTCTTTTTGAATATCATCAGCAGTCACGCTGCCCATAAACAAATCTTTTTGCTTCTGGTTCCAGTAGTTAGCATCTAGATACTTATCTACACCAAACGAGTTGGCGTAAGCCTTTAATGTTGTTGTGTCTCCAAGGATGTTACCACCAAAGCCAGTAATCTTTCCAGATACCATAATGGCCTGGTCAAATTGATTGTCGTCCATACCCTTAGCATAAGCATCTGCTGCAAGCAGTTCGAATGCTGAGTTATCAATCTTAATGCCAGTTGAAACAAGGCGCTGACGTGCAGCAATTTTATACTTCTCTAGGCTATCTGCGTATACTGCAGGCTGTTCTAATTTTTGCTTTTCGCGTTGCTTTACAGTTGCGCTAGAATTTCTATAGTAATTAGTTTTGTATAGAGCCTCGGTTGCACCAGCGGTATTGCCAGACTTGAACATATTATATACCGCAACAAGTTCTGGGTGTGCAGCAAGCAGTGCTTCACTAATACCAAATGATGCTGCTGCGGCCACACCAGAGTTTGCCGCATCTTGTGCCGCTTTAGCGGCTGCTGCTACTCTTTCTGCTTCTGCCTTTGCTGCGGCGAACTCTGCTGACGCTTTTGCGGCTGCATTTGCTGCGTCGTTAGTAATTACATTCTTTTTATCTTCTGGAGTTGGAGCCATTACGCACCTGCCACATTCTGTGATAGCCATCCAGCAAAATCAATACGCTTCTTGCGGTCGAAGTCATCTGGATTTGCTTTTTTAAGTTCTGCTTCAATACTTGTCTTCGCTGCTGTTGTTGAGAACGCAGGAGTCTGAGTAACCAATGTTTCCATCTTACCAGTCTTCTTGTTCTTTACAACCTTACTAACAGATGTTGTTCCTTGTTTAATTTGCTCATTAAGGACAGCAAACTTTGCTTGCTTTTCTTCTTCTGTTGCAACACGTCCAAGAGTTGTTATGTATACGTCATCAATAAGTGCATTGATTTCTTCTGGCTTGTACTGATAAACCTGACGGGTTGTATCTGGAGCCTTAGGCTCTTTAGGTGTATCAAGACCTGGAATATAAGCACTCTTAAGAGCATTAATGAAGTCTGTTGGAGTCTTGGCTTGACCCTGAGCAGCAACCAATTCTGGATTAGTTGCTATGATTGTCATAACAGATTCTCTTGTATTCTTGATAGGGTATTTTAGTTTCTTAAGAATAAGTCCAAGTTGCAATATCTGTGAATCACTATAGTTGTCGTTAGCATTTAAGCCAGCAAAAGCATCTCCACCAATTTGTGGGAAACCAGCCATGATGCCAAGTTTATCATTGATTCTAGTAGTTACACTTGTACCTGGAGCAGGAGATTGACTTGTTGTTGGAGTAGGAATTGGGATTATTGGTTTTACAACAGGCTTACGACCTACTACTGACGTAGGTGTAGGTTTAGGTGTTGGTTGTACCATTATTTGCTCCCAATCGCTGGTTGTTCATCATAGACATATGAGAACTCATCCCCATCAAAATATCTATCATAGAACTTGCCAAAGTTGACATCTGTTCTACGAAGTTCTGCTACTTTTCTTTTTGCTGCTATTGCAATGTCTGTTGCCTTAGCAGTATTAATTGTAGTTCCACGAGCCTTTAGGGCATCATATATTTCATATCTAAAGTTTAGATACTCAACAACTGAGTGCCAGCGTGGCTGCTTTGCTAGGTCTGCCCACAACTTAGGTGTGTTTGCAGCAATAGTCAATACCTTAACAGTATCATTTTGACGGTTGGTATACCCAGCGCCAACCTTCTCTTCGTACCATAAGTTGTTCTGAGTCTTCATTGATTCCATAAAGTTCTTCTTATATGTATCAAGAACCGCAGCACCATATCCATGAGATACGTCATAAGGTGGGTCATTGTTGATGAGTTCCTGTGTAACAGTCTCAATCATTCTATTCCACTGTGTCCATCCATTAGATACAATAGATGAAGTGTTATTCTCCAAGGCTGCGCCTTGTTCTTTGAACTTCTGCTTTGTACCAGGAATAGCGTTAGTTACAAGATAAGACTGTGCTGTGCTAGAGAAGGCGTAGTCATCATCATTAAATACGGCTCCAAGAGCACGCAAGTCGATACGACCAGCAATCATCTTCTCAATTACATCAGTATTCTTCTTAACAAGATTGACCGCTGTATCATCGGAACGAATTCCAGATGTTGAGTCAGTCAACTTATCTACAAGAAGATAATAGTCTGGGTAATCGTTAGTAAAACGCTCTGCACCATCAGCGCCGTATTCTTCCATATACTTACCAAGAAGGTCTGCATATACTTGAATAGGGCTTACATATTGTGGCTGCGCTGGAAGAATACCAGCACCAACTGAACGAAGGATTGCTAGTTTCGTAGCATCCTTGCGTGAACTTTTGTACATTCTGTCAACTTCATTAGCATTTGGCTGACGATGGTTGTCTTGTTGAAAGTCAAAACGTTTCATTTCAAGGAACATATTAACGTCCTTGTTATACTGCTCGCCGTTCTTCAACACAAACGCTTGGAATGCCTGGCCCGCTCTGCGTAACTGTCCTGGTGTAAGAGCATTTAAGTTGTTAGCCTGTACGCCAAACGGCAATACGGTATCAACAAATACCTTAGGTAGGTCAACTTGCTTAGCAAGTGTATTAACAGTGAATGCAGATACTGGACCTGCTGAAAGAATATGTCCACCAGTTGGGTTAACTGCGTTGAACCATGATGCTGGAAGGCGGCCCTTGATACCAAGTAGAGGAAGGTTTACTTCTACATACTCAGTTCCGTACTGGTCAAGTTTTACATCGCCAATATATTCTGGGATACGAGACATTGCAAGAATCTTCAATGGGAACTCTGGGTTCTCCATTGTAATTTTTCCATATGCACGATACTGCTCTACTACTGCAGGGAAGAATGCCATAATGTAGTTGATTGCTGCAGGGTAGTTCATATCGCGGCTGAAAGCGTTAATCTTGCTCTTATATTCGCTCATTGCATGTGCGCGAGCAACAGCCTCAAATTGATTCTGGTCCATCTCGCTTAACTTGCGTCCTTGTTGGTTGGCAAGTGCTACCATGTTTTGCAACTTATGCTGATACTTAGCGTTGAAGTATGGCTGATAAGAGAGAACACTTGTAGGTACGGTAGCCATCCAAGTTACTACATCTTTCAAAAGGTTGGATAGATAACGAGCAGCATTACTTGTTCCAAGTAAGTCTTCTGCTAAGTCAGTAACAATTGTTGGTCGGTCCTGCCATGATGGAAACAACTTCTTTAGAGTATTAACATCTAAAGTATTGTCCAAAATTGGCTTCCAAAGTTTAGTTTCTGGAGCAAATTGGTTAACCGCGTTAAGAACGCGATTATAGATATACTCTGCATCAGAATACTTAAGGTTGCGCTTTAACTTTGGGTCGTAACCAAAACGTTCAATGTAGTCAGTTGACTTTTCGCTTTTAATCCAGGTAATAATTTCTTTTTCAGTCATCTTCTGACCTAGGATAAAACGTGCAACTGGGTCATTCTTGATGCTGTTATTAAGAATTGTTTCCCATGACTTTAGGTGCAACTTCTCATTGAACTGTGTAGGTTCAATCTTATGTCCACCAACGCGGTCACGGCGAATGTTAGCCATATCAAGTTCACGTGCTGATGCAAGAAGCCCACGAAGGTCTTCCTTGCCACGCAACTTGTCGTAACTCATCTTACCATATTGACCAGCGCCACCTTTAGGGAAGTCGTAGCCCATAATGTTAACTGAGTCACGTCCAACAACCTTTTCTGGCTTGCCTGCAACAAGTTGCTGCTCGCGCATACTTAATCCATCACGGATTGATTGCACTTGCTTTTGGTAGTCTAGAACCTTTTCAATTTCTGGTGTTAAAGTCTTTGGGTTTGCAGGGTCATAACCTGCACGCTTAAGAACATCCTGAATTGGCTTAAGGGCTGCATCACGAGTGCTCATCTCTTGACGAATATACTTTAGATTAGCATTCTTGTTAGTTACAGTCTTTGTCCAACTTTGAATTTCTGAAATATCGTTCTTAGATTTTACTATGTTTCCAACTGCTGTTGTTGCCATATCTTTAACCATATAGAACAAAGCGCCATCGCCCCACGCACGTAGGGTAGAGTCACGCATGATGTTAATTGGGAATCCTGTACGAGCAAGAGTAATTGAACGCCATAGTGATTGGAACTCATCTACTACAGAACGGCCAAGAATAGCCATGTTAACTGGTAGACTTGCTTCCTCGCCCATCTTCTTTGCATAGCGTTCAAACGCCTTATCAAGAAGTTCGATGTCTGGAAGATAATGTCCGTTAGCCAACTGTGAGATTAGTTGTGGGTCAACGATTACATCGCCAACTTCATCAATCATGTAAGCCTTATTAGCAGCCTTTGCTTCAACTGCTTTAGCCTTGTTCTTGGCAATAATTGTAAGATACTCTTTGAGAACTTGGTCTACTAGCATTCCAGGAACGCCATGCTTATTTCCTAGTTGCTCAAATATACGTACTTCAAACTTCTCTAAAGCGGCAAGTTTTTCAACTTCTGTTTTAGCGGTTATGAAAGAGTTGTAAAGAAGTCGTCCTTCTTCTGGAGCAATGAGTTGTCTATCAACTGCTGCACGAGTAGTTGTGCGTAGGCGAGATGTTCCAGTAACCATGTCATTAAAATTGACGGTTTGGTGAGGTGCATCATCTAGCGCTCTATCTATCTTACGGATAGTAACACCAAGTAGGCTGTTATCTGTGTAAATCTTCTGCATGACTTTACCAGCCATAGTCTCACGAGTGGTGAGGTCTGTTGCTGTGTTACCAAGTTTGTTGGCTGCACGCTGCTTAGCGATATCATTACGAAGCGCTTCTACGCCACGAATCTTTGATACTGTTCGCTCTTGCATTGATGAGTCAAGTTTAAGCATCTTATTAAGATTACTAAAACGACTTTGTAAATCTAATAGTTCTGCTTCAATCAGCGCTGTGTTACCAGTCAACTTCTTGGAAAGAACAATATTACTTCCATCTGCACGAGTAAAGCCATAGGCTACACGCTGAGTACCAGATTGCTCAATTGTTTCAAGCATACCTTCATAACGCATTAACTGCGCAAATGTAGAAGGATGTTTTGCTGATAACTCTTCTAGTGCTGTCTTATCTCCACGAGAGATGCGTAGGACTAAACCAATTTCTTCTGCGCTTTTACCAGCAACAAGAGGAATACCAATTTGTCCAATTTCATTATTACGATACTCTACACGTTGCTGAATTGTTGCAACATCGTTTTCTTGTAAAAACTTAATTAGAGGGCTGTAAACAGTTTGTTCTCCAGCCACAGTTCTTTTGATAACTTCTACGTCATCTGCAAGGCGTTGTGCCGCACGTGCAGGTTCGTTGGTAATCTTCTCGACAAATCCTACGATTGGTCCATCTGTCTTTGTAGTGATACCACCGACAGTTGCCTGACGTACTAATTTACCACCAAGTTGTAGACCCTTAATATCTGGGGCTGTAAGTTCTGCACCAAAGTTTAATATACCGCCGCCAATAGCGCCGATACCTTTAGTTGTATCTCCAAGAGTTTTCCAACCAGTTGCCGCAGATGCAAGATGCATAGCATCGTTACCAAAGTTATATCTTTCTTGGCCAACTGCGCTCTGAGAAAGAATAGCAGATGCTTTAATGTTCTTAGAAATAGAATCAAATACGCCACGCTCTGCTGCTACACGTTGTGCTTTACCAGCACCGTACATAGCAAGAAAACCAGCAGCAACCGCAGGAGCGGCAGTACCACCAGATGCAATAACAGCAGCAGTACCTGCTACACCAGCACCAATAAGTCCAAGTGTTGCCCAGAAACCTAATGCAGCATCATGTTTTGCAACATCGCTAACAAAAGCGTAGTTAGAACGTATGCCTTTTGTACCAGACATTAGTGCTGTACTAACTTTACCATCTGTCTTTTTGTCAAGTTCTGCAATACCAAACATTGTAGTACCAGCAAGAGTTCCAAGTGAGCCACCGACTAAGGTTCCAACACCAGGGACAACGGAACCTACTGCTGCGCCACCTAAGGCTAGAGCAGGAATACCAATTGGCTTACCTAGAGTTGCGCCAGCAACATCAAGAGTTGCTTGACGTCCAGTTTCAAGTGCGTTATTTCCTTTATCCATGATACCTGAGCCTTGAACTCCAGTACCAGCGGTTGCAAAACTCCACTTTTCTTTAGCGTCAGCAATTGTTTTGCTATAATAAGTTGGGTTAGCAGGCGTGTTTTTTGCCAGGTCTAAAGCAACCCCAAATTTTAGTTTTTTATCAGCGTTAAACGGACCAGTTGTTTGCTTGTATTTAGAGAATATCTCTTGGGTCCGTGCAAATGAATCCCAAAGTCCACTCATTGAGCCACATTCCCGTTAATGATTGTACCAAGATACTTTACGTAGTCTTTGGTCGCTTGAGAAGCGCCAGGCTGTGAAGCCCACCAATCTAAAATTGGGTAATGGTCCTGCATCGCTTGGATGTCTGGGTCACTATTAGGAATGTTTGGAAGATTAGCAACGCTATCTGGTCCATCGCCACCCTTAGAACCGTGCATAATGCTTTGGTCTTTAAATTCTGTTGGTGCTGTAAGTGGAGTAACAGCAGGAAGAGACATTGGTCCTGGTGCTTGATACATTGTTGCACCACCCTGTTGTTCCATTGTTTCTTTTCCTGAGGAACCAAATTGGTTCATACCTGGAATGTACTTTGCGCCCTGGCCAGATGTACCCGCGCCGCCTGTTGCTGACACGTCAAAATTTTGAGATGCGCGTTCCGCCATCTTGGCCTCCTACTTAGTATACTGAATTTTAGTTATAATTGGTTCTGCTGTATATATGTCCCACTGTGCAGCAATTTGAATTGCTTTGCGTATTGCTTTCTCTACCGATTCGGGTTTAGTAAGCGCTTTAATATTGAATGCCTCAAGAGCACCAAGGGCAACATCACCACCGCTACCAGAATAGTAGACACCACGAATATCCCTATCCCAAGAATAATCTTCAAATATAGGATAGATGACTCCACGAACGCTGACCAAAAATGATGAATCATGTGCCGCTGCATCGCCGTCCTCTTTCATATCATAACCAGCATCCACAAACGCTTGTCGCATTGATGGAATAAACTTTTGAGTTATGAACACATCTAAATCTTCTGCGGCTGTAGGCTTTGGTGCTTTCCAACCAAATTGCATAATGTTTGAACCACGACCTGAACCAGAACCTGCAATAAGGATTCCGTTGTTTTCTATAATCTTATGTGTGACCATGTCTATTGGACGGCCACTTTCATCACTAGAGCGTGAATCGCAACCTAATACAGACCAGCCATCACCCTGAATTGCTACTAGTGTTGTCATCGTCCCCTACTTAACTATCGTCTGCGTGAAGTACTAACCCTCGATTGTGCTGCGCCAGTTCCAGTAAGACCTGAGATTAAACTCATTACGTCTGGTGGTGCTGTTGGTCCCATAGAAGGAGAGCCTCCTACTGGAGCGCCACCTGGAACAGGGGACGGCTGCTCAACAGGAGTACCTGGTACCCCAGCAGGAGGAACTTGTGGCTCAGGTGTAAACGTCTCAGCAATTGCATCTTCTAATGCTTTACCGTTCTGACGTGCTTGAATCACCGAAGCAATGTTCTTGATAATCATAGATGGGTCTTGTCCTTGAGTTGCCATCTGTGGAATCGCCTGTGCTGTTGCGCTAAGTGCCGATAGTAAACCATCACGAAGTTTTTCAATTTCAATCTTTTCAAGTTCTTGTGTTACGTTAACTGTAAATGGAAGTTCACGCATAGCCATATCTTTAGAGATAAGACCGCCACCAAGTGCTTGAAGCATAAAAATAAGACCCTGTGCTGGGTTAAGTCCAGCGAGCATTCCATAACGAACATCTGCAGAGTAGTCACCCTTAATGTCGCGGGTTGGACGATACTTTACTTCGTAAGGAGAACCAGAGTCTACGCCACGAATAGTCTTTTCTTCTGAGAAAATCTTTTCATCAACTTCAAAACAGATAGAGATAACATCACGAAGTGATGCAGCAAAAATAGCCTGTGCTGATTTTACCTGTGTATCAAAAGCACCCATAAGTGCCTGAACACCCTGGCCTGTAACTACGGAAGCATCAATGTTTCCTGTACGGCTTTCTGGGTAGCGAGCGCCAACTCGGAGTTCAGCATTGAGCAATGTCTGCTCCGTGAAGGCTCCTTGTGGAAGATTAAGTTCAACTCGACGGACACCCGCTGGGTTCGACGTACGAATAACAGCGTCTCCACCAAGTTGAAGTTCTTGCACGTCTTGTGGTAGGACAATAGGTGCTTGTACTGACTTCTCGGCCGCTTCCATTGCAAGCAATGCAAAACGGTTTCGAAGCAACTGAATACCAAGCACGTCGTCAAACTGACCACGCATTTCACCGTCGATAGATGGTTTACGTGCAACGACAACCATCATCTTTCCGACTGGGTTCATCGCACGAGATAGAAGTAAATTCTTCTTTTCTGGAATGTAAACGACAGATTGCTCTGAGTCGTAGTAACGAATCATCTCTAACTGATGGTTTAAGTCCTGGTCGTAGCCTTGTCGGCCCAACAACTGGGACTCATAATCAGGGAACTGAGATACGAGTTCGCCTAGCGTCATAGCATATCGTTTGGCAAATGCAACGCAACGTCCGTAGCGGTCAAATTCTGGGTAAGCCCCAATAGGATTTTCTACGCGGATACGTGGCAACTTGCTTTCTTCGTCTAATTCGATTACGAAAGGGACGAAACCATATGTGATGTACCAATCTGCCCCAGAATACATTTGTACTGATAGGTCAGAATGGGAAAAATAATTTGAAGCGATACGTGTGCGCTTGTCAGCAAACTGACGCGCCTTGTCGCTTGTTTGGCTAACTGCTGAACAGTTAACCGCTGGAAGTGGTGCCATAACCTCAGAAAGGTCACGGGCCACAATGTCGATAAAGTTGGCAACTACGTTGGCATCAATACCATCTGGAAAGAAATCAGGATAGACTTCTGAGATTTTACCTTTACGTACGGCAAGAACATCTTGGTTTCGTGAATCACGTTCTAGGTTACGATAGCGAAGAGAGTCAACTCTTGCTACGACCTGTTCCATTGATAATGCCATTGGTATCCTATCCGTAGTTCTCTGCCCATTGCTGTGCAAAGGCCTCGTCTAAATTGAGTGAATTTCTTGCCGCTCGTTGAGAGCGAGTTGCCCACCGATTGGTTTGGTACTGTCCGATTTTACTTGAGACTTGCATTAACTCACGTACACGGATAACCGCAAACCATAGAGCCAT